CTGCTGGTTCTTCGATCACCTTAATTGAACCACAAGTTGATGCATCGACCATCAATGAGGGTGCAACATTCAGTGCTTCGGATACAACTTTAACTGTAACTAATGCAACTTCTCTCAACGTTGCAATTAACAGTTACATCCTAATCGAGAACGAAATTCTCCAAGTTACTGCAATTTCTGGAAATAACCTAACTGTTACCAGAGGTCTACTAGGAACTACAGCAACAACTCATGCTGATACCACTGCTGTTGCTAAGTTAATTGTTACTGCTGCAGCAACTCAAATCAATGAGACCACTGTAACTGGTATCACTCCTCCATTGATCAAGAACCTCAACTACTACGAAACCAGTGTTGAAGGTGCTGCAAATAACTGGTCATGGGCAGCTAGAACCCCAGGAACATACGGTAACTCACTCAAGATTGTGATGACCGATGCTGGTGCTGATCAAGTTCTAAACCTACAAGCACCTTCAACTGGTTTAGAGTGGTCTTTCCCTGTTTCAACTGCAATCGGATACCCTGGAGCAGGTGTAACTGGTAAGGTATACAACTACTCGATCGTAGTAAGACTTTCCGCAACTGGATTCTCTGGAACATTTGCTGTTGGAGACACTGTAACCGCATCATCTGGTGGTGCAACTGCTACCGTTATTGCATATGATGCTGGTGGTAGAAGACTAGAAGTTGAAATGGGAAGTGGTTCGACCACATTCTTCCAGACTGGTCAGACATTCACTGGTCCTAATGGATCAGGAACTGTAGAGACTGTTGAGAGAAGACTCTATGCTTATCTCTCATCTGTAGCACAGTTCCAACCAAACCAGTCAATTCAAGATGCTTCTGGAACTCCAAGAACAGTTAATATCGTAACTGTAAGAACTGAGTATGAAGATCGTGAGTACGGTGAAGGTCAGAGATGGATCAACATTGCACCTCGTCCAACCACTTCACAATTCATTGCTGAAAGAGGTGGTAAGAATGACGAAATGCACATTCTTGTTCTAGATGCTGACGGAAAAATCACAGGTACACCTGGTTCACTTCTAGAGAAGTTCCTATTCGTATCGAAGGCAAGCAATGCTAAGGGTCCTCAGGGTGAGAACAACTATTACAGAGATGTAATCAAGGCAAACTCACAATACCTATATTGGGGTTCACACGAAACCGATAAGATGTTTGATATCGACACCAACGTAAATGGTGGCATCGGTAATACTGGAATTAACAGAGTATTCGATATCTTCAAGTCGGATGTATCGTTTGTAACTGGTCTAGGTGAGACTCTTATCAACACCAAGAACAACTCAACAATTCAATATGTATTCTCAGGTGGTGCTGATGGATATTCAGTATCCAGAGATCAAGTTCTTGCTGCATATGATCTAGTTGCTGATGCTGAGACTGTTAAAGTTGATTACCTCCTATATGGTCCTTCATTCGGTTCATTCCAAGACAGCATTGCTAAGGCACAAAAACTAATCGATATCGCAAACAACCGTAAGGATTGTGTTGCTTTCATCTCCCCACAAAGAGGTGACATCATCGGTCAGGTAGATCCTAACGTAATCGTTGACAGACAGATCGCATTCTTCAGCCTACTAGGTTCTTCATCATATACTGTATTTGATAGCAACTACAAGTATGTGTATGACAAGTACAACGATACATATCGTTATATTCCATGTAATGCTGACGTTGCTGGTCTCTGCCTACAGACAACCATCAACCAAGAGCCTTGGTATTCTCCTGCAGGTCTAAACAGAGGTAATCTAAAGAACGCAATCAAACTTGCATTCTCACCACTCAAGGATCAGAGAGATAAGTTATACGCAAACAGAATTAACCCAATCGTTAATTTCCCTGGACAAGGAATCGTTCTTTTCGGTGACAAGACTGCACTCGGTTATCAGTCAGCATTTGACAGAATTAACGTTCGTCGTCTCTTCCTAGCAATTGAAAGAACCATTTCTGATGCTGCTAAGCAACAACTATTCGAACTAAATGATGAGGCAACTCGTTCATCGTTCAAGAATATTGTTGAACCATACCTACGTCAGGTACAAGGTCGCAGAGGTATCGTTGACTTCCTAGTTGTTTGTGACTCCACTAACAACCCATCCGAAGCAATTGATCGTGGTGAGTTCTATGCTGAAATCTACGTGAAGCCAACACGTTCGATTAATTACATCACACTTACATTTGTTGCTACCAGAACTGGTACTACATTTGCTGAAATTGTTAGCTGATTTATAAATACTTAAAGAAAAGGAGACACACAAATGGCAAGTCAGTCAAGAGCAAGTATTGATACCTTTAGATCATATGTAGATTCGGATTTTGCTCGTCCTAATCTGTTCCAGGTGGAACTAAATTTCCCCTCTGCCCTTGCAGGAACCACCACTCAGGGTGGTTCCAATGCGGATCTCAAGAAGAAGTCACTTGTTCTTGTGAAGGCAGCAAACCTACCAGCATCTACAGTTGGTGTTATCGAAGTTCCATTCAGAGGTCGTACTCTCAAGATCGCAGGTGACAGAACCTTCGAACCTTGGACCGTTACTGTTATGAACGATGCGAAGTTCCAACTTCGTAGTTACTTCGAGCAGTGGATTTCCAAGATCCAGTATCAGAATGAGAACTTCTCAGATTTCCAGAAGATCAGTGATTACCAAACTACTGCTATCGTAAGACAGCTCGGTAGACAAGGTGATGTTCTTCGTTCGTATGAGTTCCAAGGAATCTTCCCAACTAACGTTAGTGCAATTGACCTTGCATGGGAAAGCAATGATTCTATCGAAGAGTATACCGTTGAGTTCCAAGTTCAGTACTGGACACAAAAAGATGATTCTGATGCTATCAGCTTAGGTCAAAAGTAATAGCATAAATAGTCCAGTAGAACTGAAGTTTCACTTAGATTATGACTCAACAATCTCGTCTATTTGGTTATAGTTTAGAGAGGGCAAAGAGAGGTCCACAAGGGACCTCCTTTGTTCAGCCCTACTCCGATGATGCAGCCACCCCAATCGTTGGAGGTGGTTACTTTGGTCAGTATGTCGATATTGATGGTTACGTAAAGAATGAGTGGGAACTCATTATGCGTTATAGGGATATGTCATTACATCCCGAATGCGATTCTGCTATTGATGACATCGTAAATGAAGCAATCAATGGTGGAATGGATGATGTTCCAGTAGAAGTGGAACTGACAAATCTTAGAGTATCAGATACAATAAAGAAAAGAATTAGAGAAGAATTTCATAATATTCTAGAACTTCTAGACTTCGATAAGAAGTCATACGATATCTTCCGTCGTTGGTATATTGATGGGAGATTATTTTATCACAAGGTTATTGATTTATCTAAACCCAATGAAGGTATCTTAGAACTTAGATTTATCGATCCAAGAAAAATTCGCAAAGTAATTGAATACGAAGAGCCAAAGGAACGTGCAATTGCGGGTTCAGTTACCGACGAATCAATTACACGTAAGTCTTTTGAATATTTTGTATATAATCAAAAGGGACTTCGTGGTTATGATACTAGTGGCATTAAAGTTGCTCCTGATGCAATCTGTTATTGTCATTCTGGACTACTAGATATGAACCGCAACATGGTTCTATCCTTCATGCACAAGGCAATTAAGGCACTTAACCAACTGAGAATGATTGAAGATTCTCTGGTTATCTATCGTCTTTCACGTGCCCCAGAACGTCGTATTTTCTACATCGATGTTGGCAACCTGCCCAAACAAAAAGCAGAGCAATATCTACGTGAAGTCATGTCACGTTATCGTAATAAGTTAGTATACGATGCATCGACAGGTGAGATTAAGGATGACCGTAAGTTCATGAGTATGCTTGAGGACTTCTGGTTGCCTCGTAGAGAAGGTGGTCGTGGTACAGAAATCACAACTCTTCCTGGTGGTCAGAACCTTGGAGAACTCGAAGACGTTAAATATTTCCAACGTAAACTATATCGTTCTTTAAATGTACCAGAATCTCGTTTAGAGTCTGAAAGTGCATTTAATATTGGTAGGTCCGCAGAGATCAACAGAGATGAAATTAAATTCCAAAAGTTCATCACCCGTCTCCGCAAAAAATTTAGTGATCTTTTCCTAGACCTCCTAAAGACACAATGTGTGCTGAAAGGAGTTTGTTCACTAGAAGATTGGGATCAATGGAAGGAACATATTCAATTTAATTATGTTGCAGATAATCATTTTAGTGAATTAAAAGATAATGAAATGCTTAATGAGAGACTTGCTCTCGTTAATCAGATGGATCCATATCTTGGAAAATATTTCTCAATTGATTATATTCGTCGTCAAATTCTCAAGCAGACTGAAACTGAGATTGAAGAAATCAATCAGCAGATGGATGCTGAAATTTCTGCTGGTTTAGTCATGGATCCAACTGCAATGAATGCAATGAATGATCCTATGGCAATGATGGGTGGTGCTCCTGGTATTCCTGGTGCTCCTATGGGTGCTCCCACACAACAACCCCAGCAACCTACTGGACCAGATGAAGCTGATCTAAAACGTGTTCAATTCTAAAAAAATCTAAATAGTTTATTATAGGAGAATTATTTTATGTCTGATTATGCATATGATGTTGTAGATGCAATCTACAATGACAACAAAATTGATGCTTTGGATGCTGTTGCTGATGCAATGAAAATGAAAGCAACAGAAGCAATTCAGGCAAAAAGAGTTGAAATTGCACAATCTTGGTTCTCAGGATTTACGGAGGAAGAGGAAGAATGAAACTTATTACCGAACATCTAGAAGAGATCGAAGTTATCTGCGAAGCAAAAGAAAATGGAGTAAAGAATTACTTCATTGAAGGTATTTTCCTACAAGGAAATTTACCTAATAGAAATAGAAGATATTATGATGCAGATATCCTAGATAGGGAAGTTACTAAATATAATGAGTCTTTTGTTCAAACGGGCAGAGCACTTGGGGAACTTGGTCATCCCGATGGTCCTACTATCAATCTTGACCGTGTATCTCATAAGATTCTTTCTCTAACTAGAGAAGGTAATAATTTTGTTGGACGTGCAAAACTACTCGAAACCCCAATGGGTAAGATTGCAAAATCATTACTCGATGAGGGGATCAAGTTGGGAGTTTCATCTAGAGGCATTGGTTCTTTAGAAGAAAAGAATGGTATTAATTATGTTAAAAACGATTTCATGCTGGCAACTGCTGCAGATATCGTTGCTGATCCTTCTGCTCCTGATGCTTTTGTGAATGGAATCATGGAAGGTAAGGAGTGGGTTTGGAATAACGGAAGGCTTACAGAAGCCCAAGTTAATGACATGAAAAGATACATTGATACATCCGCATCAAAAACTCAATTGGTTGAGAGGCAGATTCAAGTATTTGATCAGTTTCTAAAATCACTCTAATTTATAAATAAATATAGAAATTATCGAAGTTATCAGGAGACAGTAAATGTCAGAAGCAATTGAATCAATCTTCTCTGAAGATACCGAACTAGAAGAGAATGTGGTCACCAAGGGTGCGAAGCCTGCTGAGAAGTCCGAACTTCACAACGAAGGAGAGGATCTCGGTGGTTCTTCTAAAGAAACTCCCGATGGTGGTCCCGTTGGCAAAAAAGTTGCTGCAAAAATGAAAAAGGTAGCAGCACCTTCAACTCACCCATCACAAGCTTCAGGTAAACTTGCTGAAGCAAAGTACGAAAAGGAAGAGGACGAAGAGGAAGAGGACGAAGAGGACAAGAAAGAAGGTAAGTCTGAGAAGAAAGACAAAGAAGAAAACATGAAAGAATTCTTCGAAGTCGATCTTTCAGATGACGTTGCTGCTCTTACCGAAGGTGAAGACCTATCAGAAGAGTTCAAATCAAAGGCAGCAACAATCTTCGAAGCAGCAGTTATCTCTCGTATTAACGAGCAACTCGAAGTAATTCACGAAGAGTATGCAGCTGCTTTACAAGAAGAGGTAGAGAACGTCAAGTCAGAATTGGCAGAAAAAGTTGACACCTACCTCTCATATGCCGTTAGCACCTGGATGGAGCAAAATGAAATTGCGATCCAGCACGGCATTAAGACAGAGATTGCTGAGTCAGTAATGTCTGGTCTTAGACAGGTTTTCGTTGAGAATAACATTGATATTCAAGACGAGAAAGTTGACCTTGTAACTGAAATGGAAGGTCAACTAGATACTATGGAAAACAAACTTAACGAGCAGATTGAGCAGAATGTTGCTCTAACACAAAAGCTCGGTAATTATATCAAGAATGGGATTGTGAACGAAGTTTGTGAAGGTCTAGCTCTTTCCCAGAAGGAGAAGATGCAATCATTATCTGAGGGTGTTGAATTTACCTCTGAAGAATCATTCAGAGAGAAAATTGAAATGATCAAGGAATCCTATTTCCCATCCAACAACAAGCCAGGTGCTTTGACTGAGGATGTACAAATTGAAAATTCTCAAGTTTCTGATTCAATGTCTGCATACATGAGTGCAATTTCACGCTGGAGTTGAGTGTTAAACTCCCATTAATTATAAATATTTACAAATCCACAAAAAGGAGAAAAGCAAATGTTCAATTCAGAACACTTGCAGGAAAAGTGGGCTCCCATTCTTGAGCATAAGTCACTTCCTGCAATTACCGATAACTACAGAAAAGCAGTAACTTCAGTTCTTCTAGAGAACCAAGAAAGATTCCTACGTGAAGAGCGTGGAGTAATGCTTTCTGAAGCAGCACCAACCAACAGCACTGGTTCAACTTCAGGTGCTGCAGGTTTTGGTGGTTCAGCAACGGCAACAGGTCCAGTAGCAGGTTTCGACCCTGTTCTAATCAGCCTCATCCGTCGTTCGATGCCTAAGCTTCTTGCTTATGATCTCTGCGGTGTTCAGCCAATGACTGGTCCTACTGGACTAATCTTCGCAATGCGTTCACGTTATGGCAGCAACCGTACTGCTGGTACAGAAGCATTCTACAACGAAGCAGATTCAGACTTCACAGGTCGTGATGCAGCAGGAACCTCAGGTTTCGGTTCTTCAACCGCACATTCAGGTTCAAACCCTTCAGCACTTCTTGACGGTGGCACTTACACCACTGGTCGTGGCATGAGAACAGACGAGGCAGAAACCCTCGGTACTGGTTCGAATGCATTTGCAGAAATGAACTTCTCGATCGAGAAAGTTACCGTAACTGCAAAGTCACGTGCACTCAAGGCTGAGTACTCACTAGAACTCGCACAAGACCTCAAGGCAGTTCATGGTCTCGATGCAGAAACCGAACTTGCTAACATTCTTTCAACTGAGGTTCTTGCAGAGATCAACCGTGAGATTGTTCGTACCATCTATGCAATCGCAAAGCCTGGTGCACAAAACAATACCGCAACTGCTGGTGTATTTGACCTTGACGTTGATTCAAACGGTCGTTGGTCAGTTGAGAAGTTCAAGGGTCTTCTATTCCAGATCGAGAGAGAAGCAAACGCAATCGGTCAGCAAACTCGTCGTGGCAAGGGTAACTTCATCGTTTGTTCTGCAGACGTAGCAAGTGCTCTTGGTATGGCTGGTGTTCTCGATTACACCCCTGCTCTCAACGGCAACAATGCACTAACTGGTGTTGATGATACTTCCTCAACTCTCGTTGGTACTCTAAACGGTCGTATTAAGGTCTATGTTGATCCTTATTCGGCAAACGTTTCTGCTAACCACTTCTTCGTAATGGGTTATAAGGGAACCTCACCTTATGATGCAGGTCTCTTCTATTGCCCATACGTTCCTCTCCAGATGGTTCGTGCTATCGGTCAGGACACCTTCCAGCCTAAGATTGGCTTCAAGACCCGTTACGGTCTAGTTGCTAACCCATTTGCTGAGGGTCTAACCCAAGGTGAAGGTGCTCTCACTGCAGACGCAAACGTTTACTACAGAAAGGTAAAGGTTGTAAACCTAATGTGATCCATTCTTCACATTTCTCAAGGACCCTTCGGGGTCCTTTTTTCGTCTAAATAATTTGTCAGGGAAATTGGTCCAATGTTAGCAGAGCAAATTGCAAATAGAAATTTTTTGTCCCCAGCAGGATTTAGATTTCTATTGGGAAAAAATCAAAAAATTACATACTTTTGTCAGTCTGCAAATATTCCTTCCATTAATGTAAGTAGCACTACACAACCAACTCCATTTGTGCAGTTACCAATTCCAACCAACTTTACATATGATGATTTCAATATGACTTTTCTTATTGATGAAAATTTAGAAAATTATATTGTTCTACAAAGATGGTTAAGGGGATTAGGTGTTCCAGATAGTTTCGAGGATCGTAGAACATTTGAAAGGGAGAACACTACAAATCAGGGAATTTTCAATCCATATACAGACGGTACACTACTAATTTTAAATAGTAATCTAAAACCAGTATCTATGGTAAAATTTGAAGATATCTATCCAACATCATTAAGTACTCTTAGATTTGAAACAACTGGCAGTGATACAGATTACTTCACTGCAGATGTATCATTCAAATATAAAAACTATGATGTCTGTGACAGCAACGGCATTTCATTATTATAACGGAGAATAATTTATTATGAATTTAGAAAAGATTCAAGAAATGTGGGAAGTGGATTCCAAAATGGATGAATTTAATTTGGATTCTGAATCTTTAAAGATACCTCAACTACATCAAAAGTATTATAAGTTGTATACAGAATTTAAATTCATACTCAAGGAAAACGAATTTAAATGTAAATCTCTACTCAGAGATAAGTACAAATATTACAGTGGCAAAGCACCAAAAGAAGAATACAAGGACAAACCATTTGATTTGAAATTACTCAAAACTGACATCCCTATGTTTTTGGATGCAGATGACGAACTACAAAAATGTGAGATGAAAATTACCTATGCTGAAGAGTGCATAAATTATATTGAGAGCATTCTTAAGATGGTGAGCAATCGAACTTATCAGATAAAGAATGCATTAGAACATAGAAGGTTTGAGGCTGGTGGATGATTACAAAAATCAAAAAGAAGAATGAAGTCTATCTTACTGTAGAAACAGAAGCACACATTCATAAAGAATTATCTGAATATTTTACATTTGAGGTTCCAGCAGCCAAGTTCATGCCACAAGTTAGAAATAGATTGTGGGATGGAAAGATTCGTCTGTATTCACCTGGAACTGGAGAAATTTATGTTGGATTGTATGAGCATCTACTGGAATGGTTAGATCATCAGAAATATCCATATGAAATCGAACACAACAAATTTTATGGATACCCAAATGATGAAGAAGAATTTGTTACCCCAGAATCAATTGTTGGATTTGTCAAGGGACTTGGACTCCCATTCAAGGCACGTGACTATCAATACAAAGCAATTCATGATGCTATCAAATACCATAGAAGACTCCTACTGTCCCCAACGGGATCAGGAAAATCACTTATCATTTATTCTCTTGTCAGATGGCACATCAATCTTAACCGAAGAGTTCTAATCATTGTTCCAACAACTTCTCTTGTGGAGCAGATGTATAAAGACTTTGAAGAATATGGTTGGAATGCTAAGGCACATTGCCAAAAGATCTATGGTGGCAAGGAAAAGTATCAACAAGCAGAGGTAACAATTTCCACCTGGCAATCCATCTATAAAGAAACTAAAAAATGGTTTGAGCAATTTGATGTTGTAATTGGAGACGAAGCACACCTTTATAAGGCAAAAAGTCTGACAGGTATTCTCACGAAATTACATAACTGTAAATATCGAGTTGGACTGACAGGATCTTTAGACGGAAGCAACACACACAAATTAGTCCTTGAGGGTTTATTTGGTAAGTGCGATAAAGTAACTAGAACTAAAGATCTGCAGGATAAAGGTCAACTATCAAAATTAAATATTAGTATTTTACTTCTAAGGCATGATCCTCAAGTATTTGACTCCTATCAAGATGAAATGGAGTACATCGTAACCCATGAAGGAAGGAATAAATTTATTCGTAACTTATGTCGAGATCTGGAGGGAAATTCCCTAGTACTCTTCAATTATGTCGAGAAACACGGGGAACCACTATACGAACTTATAAATAGTAGCATCGGCAAAGACCGCAGAGTATTTTTCGTTCATGGTGGTGTTGAAGCTGAAGAACGAGAGCAGATTCGATCAATCACTGAGAAAGAATCAAATGCAGTAATTATTGCTTCCTACGGAACTTTTAGTACTGGCATTAATATTCGAAATCTTCATAACGTTATTTTTGCTTCTCCATCCAAATCGAGAGTAAGAAATTTACAATCAATTGGAAGGGTTCTTCGTAAAGGAGACAATAAAGCACAAGCAAAACTTTTTGATATTGCGGATCATATCTCAAAGGGAGAAAGACAAAACTACACTCTGAAGCATCTATTTGAAAGGATTAATATCTACAACGAAGAAGATTTTGACTATGAAATTATTGAAGTAAAACTACGGAGGTAGTGATGATCACTTACATAAGACACGACGAAGAATTTCATGGAGTAGTAAAACTAACTACTGGGCAGGAAATAATTGGCAGGATGATAGCAACTGAAGAGGAAGGTAAAACTTTCATCTATGTTGAAAATCCTGCCGAAGCAAGGATTCATGAATTAAAAAATAGTCAACAGGAAAA